AAAATAAAAAAAAATATTTTTTTCAAAACTTTTTTCTTTAAAAAGAAAGTGAAAAAAAATTTTTTTATTTTTTGTTTTTAAATTCCCAAAAAGTATGGTGTTACTTTAAAAATTTATGTAGAGAGTATATCCATTTTAAATCAATCGACGGGGTAGAGCTCTAAAGTAACACCATGTTTTTTCGAACTTTTTATGTAGAGAGTATATCTATTTTAAATCAAATGACGAGAATTTTGTAAAATTTTGAAAAGTAAAATAAAAAAAAATATTTTTTTCAAAACTTTTTTCTTTAAAAAGAAAGTGAAAAAAATATTTTTTTATTTTTTGTTTTTAAATTCCCAAAAAGTATGGTGTTACTTTAAATGCCTTCCACATAGCATGTACAAAACATACACATAAAGAAAAGACCCGTCTTTACCACGAGTGATACCTAAGTCAAACGAGCAATATAAAAATATTAATTATTTTAATGGACGAGATACGGAGACACCATAACGCGGAGAAGCGGGAACTCATACAGAGAATATGTAGGGAAGGTGACGCCGTGTTAGACGTGGGGTGTGGGTTCGGTGGAGATCTCGGAAAATATAAACAGTGTAAAGTGAATCTCAGTGCGTGTGAACCACTCGAGGATGCACTGGAGGAAGCCAAATCTAGGGCGAAGACTTTCAAGATGCGCGTGAATTTTTATCTTGGAGACGTGATGTCTACACCAAACCGTAAGTACGATGTCGTGTGTTACAATTTTTCACTTCACTACATATTCGCGAGTGAAGACCTCTTCAGAAACACGACGCGCGAGATATCTAGGCGCATGAAACCCGGTGGGAAATTGATCGGCATCATACCCGATTCAAATCAAATCATATTCAAGACTCCACTCAAATATGGCAAGGAGAGTTTCTTTCTCATGAAATCCTCGAGTCACGGTGGATTTGGTGAGAAGTTGTTCGTGCACCTAGAAGAAACGCCGTATTACCAAGACGGCGCGAAGACGGAACCCATAGCACACCGCGATATATTAGTCACTCGTTTAGAAAAAATAGGATTTAGACTTCACTCGTGGGAACCACTCTCGGGGAACCCCATTTCAGAACTCTACTCTAAATTTATCTTTGTATATAGGAGATGATACTCACACTGGTACTTTTAATCATAAACGTATTCATATTCATCAACACGAAAGAGCCAGAGAAGTTACGCGCCGTGAAAGAACGATATACAATTTTAAGGCGACACATACATGATTCGGGTGATCCAGAATTTGCACACCTCGTACACGAAATACCCATAACCGCGCATCACAGGCCGCAGCAAGGAAGCGTTGGATACAACATCAACAAAGGACACGAGATAGGTTTGTGTATAGACGGTGAAACCAATGAAATCATGCACGTGTTGATTCACGAACTCGCACACGGGTGTGTCGATGAGTACGAACACAGTTCAAGTTATTGGGATAAATACGATAAACTCAAGTCAATGTGTGTCGCCATAGGTATATACCAAGAGATACCAGAAAAGACTAAATTTTGTGGTAAGCACATTCAGGATAAATAATGTAGGTATAACATAATATGAATAGAAGCCTCTTTACTTTCCTTTTCATGTGGGTTGCGGTCATCGTCATCATGATGAGCCCAGTTCTCACAGAAAAGACGAACGAACGCCAAAAACCATGGATCACGTCCGCGCTCATACTCGGATTGATTCCATTGACGTTGAATTTGATCGCGCGCGGTGGGTACGCTCGATACATAAAATTGAATAATTTGGGTGTGGATCACAAATTCATGTTCTTGGCGTGTGGGATCGCCTACGCGTTTGCGTCTATATTTATAGTGTCGATACCAAAGGTGCGAAAAGACATGAACTCGTTCGGTAAGGATATCAACAGCACCGGAAATTCTTTGGCGCTGTTGATACCCGCGTTTATCGCCGGGTTAGTTGGTGCCAACATATTCAATGGTGGCAGTAGGTATATATATCGTTTGATGTATTAAGCGTATCGCTTGAGAACATAGAAGATAGCCGCCGCCACCCCACCGGTGGCCGCGAGGCCGACCATGCTTCGATGTCCCTGTTCATTCAAGAACTGGGGCACGTAATTGGCGAGCTTTTCCTGAACAGGCTTACTAATGGCAGCCGCAGTACACGCCGCGACGACGACGGCTTGCATCTGCTCATCAGTAAGGTTGAATGGATTTTTAGTTTGCACCGCCATTTGTGGCTGTTGCTGTTGCTGCTGCTGTTGCATGACCATGGGCTGTTGCATGACCACGGGCTGTTGAACCCGTGGGTCGGATTCCATCATAGGTGGTTCGAGTGGCATTTCTGGGTGTCCCATGATATCAGATATCGGCGTGGAATCCATGGTCATTTCTTTATTTTGACTCACATTTTTTTCGTGTTGATTACTTTGCACGAATGATGTCGTCAGAGGAACCATACCATCATCATTTTCGGAAAGATTCAACGTCCGCACGTCGGTAGACATTTATGTATGTTGATTTTTTTGAAATGCGTGAGTGACGCGATTAAGTTTTACGTTTCGTCACGGTGAGACGTGTTTTCTTAGTTGCATTTTTTGCGTCGGCCTCCTGCTGTTCCAGGTACTTTGGATTGTATGTTTTTTTGTGCATGTTCCACAACTGCGGACTCCCCACCCTGAACCCGTTTCTAATCTTAGCCTTGTACCAAAAAACACAATCCGTTATTTTGTTGCTTTTCACCGTGTTATCCAAGACGAGACACTCGTAATTTTCTGTGCACGCATCCATCACCTTACAAAACATGTCGAACGATGGAAATATACCAAAGAAAGATTTATAGAGTTTTTCTCTGTTCTGTATGATGTTTTCTCTGAGTATGAATACATAATCCACGTTAGCGCGCAACGCTGGGGGTAAGTCCATGACGTATTGCATGGTGAGCATAAAAAACACGTTAAAGTGCCTTCCGTTCATGAAACACTGACGTATCCTGGTTTCTTTAATAAATTTCGAGTCATACATACAATCGTCGAGAAGCATGAATGCCCCGTTCGTTCTGTTTTTACCCTTGGTGCCGACGAGTTTTCTCTGCCTGGATAATACACGATCGACCGCCTCTCCGTCGTAATCACCGTAGACGCACACATCTGGCACAAAATTTCCATAAAAATGATTACCCTCTTCTGTGCCGGAAAGCACTATACCAGCTGGTATGTGTTTTTTGTAATACATGATGTCTTTCACTAATGTCGACTTACCAGTGTTACGTTTTCCTATGAAGACACATATTCTATCATCTTCCATTTTCTCCGGATTGAATTTTCGCAACTGAATGTTCATTCTAAAATAGTGTATCGTTTTATTTCACAAAATTTTACTCACAAATAATAGGAATGTCGGGTCGTTTAACGCTCGCCACCAAGGGAATCCAGGACAGATGGTTTACCGAACAACCACAATATTCACACTTTCTTAGTCGATTTAGACGCCACACAAAGTTTGCTTTTGAACAAATTGAAATCCCATTTGAGCGCTTCGAAGAATACGGAAACGAAACGACTGCATTCATACCGACTAATTCGGGTGACTTGTTAAAGGGTGCGACTATTAACGTGGACTTACCCCCACCTAAACCACTCGCCGAAAATAACCGTTCGTTTACACTCACACAGGGTTCCACGGTCGGCGCACTCGATCTCGACGGTGACTCGACCACGAGTCTTAACGTATACCAGGGTATACAATACGTGTTCGAGAGCACGGACGAATTTGAAGTCGTTAACGTCGGTGTGAATGACGTCGTGCACGAGGAAGTGACACCGGGTAATTATAGAATTACTTTGAACATTCAGGTTAACATACAAGGTAATTATGCGAACAGTCGAATACGTTTGAAGAGCGACAATTCGTACTCGATGACGCTAAACGTCAAACAAATACGGTGGGACAAATCGACACCCACTAAAATGATAAAATATGCAGACCTCCTCATAGGTGGGCAGACAATTCAGCGCATCACGGGTGATTACATATACATGTATAATCAATTAATGTATACACAAAACGATTCAGACTTTACACTCGTCGCGACGACGCTTCATAACAGTTATCCGATCATCAACGATGCGACGTATAAACAATACACAGACTTTCAAAAATACAGAGTCCAATTACCCTTTTATTTTAATAGACATCCAAGTCTCGCCATTCCGGTGTGTGGGTTAGACGTACAGATGATCGAAATAAAGGTTAAATTTAAACCCGTGAACGAACTCACGGTTGAATACGATGTAAATACAGGTGTGTATTCAAATACATCCATCACGTGTGACGTGAAATTAAGAAATATGAGTCTCTACGGTGATTTCGTATACATCACGAAAGAAGAGAAGAACTTTATACTCACGAGACCCATCGAATACGTGATAACACAAACTCAACTCGCGGAAATAAAGATGGATCCGGGTGTTTCAAAGAAATCCGTCATGATAAATTTTAAACATCCAGTGAAAACACTCTTTTTCATCGCCAAAAGCGATGTGACTCGCGCACACGTGCCCATAAAGCGGGTACTTTTAAAATTCAACAATCACGAAATCATAAATGCAGATAATCTCATGCTCTCAGCCGAACAGCCGTTGAAGCATTACACGAATTCGATCGACGCGGATAACGAATTCGGTGTATACACGTTTTCTATGAAACCAGAAGTACATTACCCAACCGGACAAGTAAACATGAGCCGTGTCATACACAAACTTCTCGAAGTTGAACTCGATGGTACGAATGACGCACACGCACACACACTTCACGTGTATGCATCGAATTATAACGTACTTCGAGTCAGTGGCGGTATCGCCGGGTTAAAATTTTAGAGGGTAATATTAGTAATGGCCGGTAGGATTCAATTAGAAACCGTGGGTCCACAGGACAGATTGTTCACCGACGATCCAGAATATACTTATTTCATAAAGAACTTCAAAAAACACTCGAATTATGCCAGATTTTACGAAGATCTAGATTTCGATGGTCACCCAGAGTTTGACGAAGAACTACGATGTGTTATTCCACAAAACCAAGGTGACTTGATAAAAGGTTTGAGTGTGAAAATGACACTCGGGGCGATAGATCAAAATCTACCCGGTGCACGTGACCACGTGACGTACTGTGAATCGATAGCGCAAGCCATGATAGAATACGCGGATCTGTATATAGGTGGTACACTCATTCAACGAGTACCATCGGATATGTTCGCTATTCATTCGGAACTCTACGTCACGCAATCGAAACAAGCGGCACTCAACAAGCTCGTGGGTAAACCAAATAAGAACTTTCCGGTATACACCGACTACTTCAAAGAAATACGAGACGACAGAGTGGCGAGTTCTAAATTAGATACTTCATACAGAGTCGACATCCCATTTTACTTTCACGGATACCCGGAATTAGCCATCCCACTTCACGCCATCACGAAACAGGAAGTCGAGGTGGTGATTAAATTTAGAAAGGCGGAAGATTGCATTTTTACAATAAATAACTCCCTCAATGAGTATAGTAGAAGTTATTACATCGGTCAAAATCCCACGGGACTCATCAAGAAGTTGAATCTCGCGTTGGAGATGATATCTTTACAAGATAAGAAAACACCGAAACGCGTGGACTACGTGATCACACAGACGCAAATGAATACGTTTGAATTGAAAAGTGGAGACGGTAAATACGACGCACTACAACAAAGTAACGTACACGCGGTTCAATTGGGTTTCACGAACTCGGTAAAGGAGTTGTTTTTTGTCGTACAGGATAAACTCGACAAAAACCCAAATGTAGAGAATGATTTCGTGACGCCCTATCAATATTCATCGGTCACGAACATAGACAATCACACATTTTTCACGAATAGCGAGCAAGTTAAATACATAGACTTGGATCTCGACGGTGATACCGTCATCGATGAAGTGACGGGTAATGTCGTGCACATTCGAGCGATTCAACCGTCTAAGCATCACTCCAGAACACCTTTGCTACGACGCTTTTACATGTACAGTTTCGCCTTAGAACCGGAACGATGGTATCCAACGGGGCAACTTAATTTTTCGGCCATAAAGAACCAAACACTAAAAATAGGTCTCTTTGACTACCCAAACATAGTAGACAAGCAACTTAGAGTCTACGCGCAAAGTTACAATATACTCCGCGTGGAGAACGGAACTGCAAATTTATTATTTAATACATAATGAAGACAGGTTTCGATTCTACATCAGCGGACAGCCCACAATCAGAAGAATACATGCAGGCGATGTCAAACATATTGGTACCCGTACTCGAACGAGCCATGTTACTCGCGTGTGAATACTCGAAGGCGTGTGGAAGAAGTGCGATTCTCATGAAAGACGTGGAATACGCGATGAAGTATTGCGCGATGCATGAGGTCGGTCAAAAAATTGGTTCATATTTCCCAGAAATATACGACGACGATGAGGATGACGAAGATGATATCGAAATTTTAGAGGAATGTGAGGGTGATTTCACTCGATATTCAGGTGATGACGTCGGAATGAACAAGATAAACGAATCCTATGATTTGTGGGATTCGTGGGTTCCCATGAATCCGTCAGAACAACTTTTAAAAAATGCAATCGATAGTAATGGACACTGAGCCCGAAGGGTGGACGGATACT